TTAATCTCTGCCAAAGTTTTAAAGTTGACTCTGCATCTCGTTCTGCATATTGACCTACAAACATTGGAGGTAATCTCCACATATCTGCTTTAGGATCTAATCCATATTCTTTTGCAGCTTCTATTAAAATTTTTTCATCTTTACCAATACCTACATAATGTTTAGAAAGTGTATTTAATTGATATGAAAGTCTGTTTTCATCAATTAATGATGCTGCTATCATAGTGTCCACAATGGGTCCTTTAATGGTCAACCCTGCTGACCTTAACCAACACACATCATACATAGCATTATGAAATATAAACGTAGTATCTTGTTGGTTTAAAATGTCTTGGAGCCATTTTAAGACCAGTTTTTTGTCCATATTACCACCTTGCTCATGATGTATCGGATAATAGCCAGACCAGCCCTCTACGGCCACCGCAACGCCAGCAATGTGCCCTCTTCCTGTGACATTACCAGATCCTAGCTCTTTTAATCTAGGATCATTAGTCTCTAAATCGATGGCTATTTCTTTAGCACCTCGAAGATCTTTGAGTTCATCAGGAATGACCCATTCTGTTTCAGGGGTAAATAGGGGGGTTTGTATACTTCTCACTTATAGTCTCTCTCCTTCACCATTTCTAGATAATGTATTGCTTTGTCTATATCTTGTATGCCTCCCTTTTTGGAATGCCTACATATATACTTTATAGCGTTGCCCTCCGCAAAAAGCAACTTATTTCTGTTGATAAATTCTGCGGGCTGAATGTCAAAATACATATAATGAGATCCACCTATTTGCTTAAACATAGATTCCAACTCACTAGATTTTACATCGCTAGCAATGACTTCTTTTTGTTTTAATTTTTTATGCAGCTTTTTCATAAAATTTAATCACCTCCTTTGCTTTCTTAATTTTATTTTTCTCTCTCATGAAAGGTAATATTTTTTTTAACACTTGGTAACTTTGTCTATGACTAGTTTGCCAACGCAGTTGCGGTTTGCTCATGTTTCCGGCTGCTGTTTTACGTGGTTTAATTTTTAATATTACACCTACCTTCATAAATTTATGAATGTCTTTTATAATTTTAAAGTCGGTGTTACACACCTCCATTCTAATTGTAAAACAATCATAATATTTTTCCATTCTTGGATTCCATTTAGGAGTCATAGCTGTAGTGATACAACCCTCTCCATCAAAGAATCCTGCTAAATAAGATAAACTCATCTTCATAATATGTAAGCACGATCAAAGTTCTTTGGATCTAACACATGCAATTCACGCTTCGCTCTCGTCGCTCCAGTGTAAAACAATCGATGTAATTCATCCGGATCATAGCTCATCGTTTCTAACGCTGCATTTGTAAGGTCCTGCATAAGCAAAACTTTATCGGCTTCTCCTCCTTTCGCTCCATGTATTGTTGACATAATGATACGCGGATTTTTATTTATCTGCTCTCCATTCGCCCGCATATTACGAATGTAGTTTTCTGTGACAGTATCTAAACCGTCAAAGGCCTCATACCAAACTTCTTCGGTAACTAAACCATGTTCAGCTCTACAATCTCTCATAAGGTATTTTGTATCAGAGTGTAAAGTTTTACCCGATCTAAAACCAGGTAATACACTTGCACCTAGGTATTGATATATATTTTTTATTTCTACATTATTTAATTGACTACCTTTACGCCAATGTTCCCAATTATTTAAAGCTAATAATAATTTTAAAGGTACAGAATTAGATCCTTTGTGTTGATAATACCAACCACGTAATTCACATAATTCTTTTACATCATCAAGAAAATGATTTGCTGATGATAAAACTAACCAGTTACCTTTTGACATATCTACTTGTGTTACGTCAGAATATCTTTTTAATATTCCATGTTCTGTTCTTGGTTTATAATCTTTGTCAAATCTATTTTGTACTTTGTTTATAATCTTTTGTGACAGTTCATGTATAGGTCCGCCAGGTATTCTGTAAGATTGATCTAATACTTTAATATTATTAACTTCCTCTTTTAATGCTATGAAGTGATCTACATCAGCTCCAGCCCATTTAAATATAGCTTGATCATCGTCGCCTGCTATGTAAGTTTTCTCCGCATTATTCCACATTGATCTAACCATTTCCCATTGTATCAAAGATAAATCTTGTGCCTCATCTATAAACAGTGCTTCAAACTTTGGTTTATTTTGTTGTGTAATAAAATCTTCTAATAAATCTGTAAAATCTTTTAGACCTTTTTCTTTTTTATATCTTTTTAGTTCTTCAGATAATAAATAAAGTGTATCTCTTTCTATATCCAATATGTTTTGTCTAGAGTCATAGTATTCTAATAAGTCCATACGTTTAACTCTAGCTGTATTCATAATGGTTAAATATTCATTGTCTGAATTAAACGTTCCATCGTCTTCAGAATACCTACCTGTTTTAATGGGTATGCCAACTAATTTACCAAAGTCTCTATAATTTTCTGAAGTCATCATTTTTTCTTTAGTCATTCCTAATCTATTAAATGCAAAAGAATGTAATGTTCTAAAATATTCTAAATCTTTTTCTGCATCTAAATTAAATTTTTCCGCAGCTCTTGTTGCTGCTTCTCTTGCTGCTTTACGTGTAAAAGAAAAGTAACCAATTTGTTTAGGTCTTATTCCTTGCTGTATAAATTGATCTACTAAATTTAATAACGTTGTTGTCTTACCTGTTCCTGGTGGTCCTAGTATTATTGTTTTCATTAGTAAACTTCCTTATGATATTCAACTTTGGAAACAGAAGCTTCTGCCTGTTTCATAGCTTTAATTTTAATTAGTCTTGGTTGTTGTTTTTTAATTCTAACTCTTTCTTCTGATATAAAGGTATCATCTAATCTTTTTATTAAATTACCTGTTTTAATTTTATCCATCTCCCAATTATTCTTTTTAAGAAATGCATAGAAGTCATCCATTCTAAAATATGTAAATTCTTTATTTTCATCTGTAAAAGGCAGTTTATTAAATACATCATCCATTGTTCTTGCCGACTGTCTGTTTGTAGTCCAGTCTTGTAATAATCCTGTAAGTTGATTAATTGGATCTAAAGACTCTAATGGTTCTACTTCTTGTAAATTATTCATCATAGGTTTTAAAAAAAACTGTTTCCAATCTTTTGCTTTTGGTACAGGTACAACTAGATTAGCTTGATCAAGACATGCCAAGGCAAACAATGGTGGACTATAAAGTTGTTCTGATTTTAATTCGATCCGCGTTCCACTGACATCTAAAAACCATTGTGGTGGATTTGATTTATATTTTGTTAAGTTACCTAACAATGGCATTTCTTCTTCACCAAAGCCTACACCAAAACGTTTTGTTCTACATAAACCTGATTGACAGATTGCGTTGATTGGTGCGTCTTTACACCTATACTTGTCGTAACCTTTTCTATTTACAGATTTAATTAATTGTTGAACCTCACTATTACTTAACTTGGGTTCCATATATTTTAAATTAGCTTCTACAATCTTGTCTTCCCAACTATCGGGATGTGCTTGTTTGTAATACACAGCAATATTAAATAGTGCATTGTTCCTAGACCCCTCACCAAAACCAGTTGATGCTAGTTTATTTAAGCAAGGAGGCCCAGCAGGAAACGCTTCTTCTATCTTTTTCTCTTCGATTTTAATTTGTTTGACTTGTTCTTCTGTGCACGCGTAAACATCATAGAGCTTATAAAATTCCTCAAGTGTACAACTGGAGCCAGTATCGTCGATAGCATATCTTAATCCTTTCGTTTCATTATAGTAGGGTAAATTTAAAAAATTACCTGTATCCCCACGTTCTACAAGTATTTCTGTTTGTTTAGGAAATATCTCACTACCTTCATATCCTAAAACTTTTGCAATCTTTTTAAGTGTGTTCTGCATGAGTGCTGCAGAGATAAATTCTTTTGTAAATAAAAATACGTGAGCGCCGCCTGATTTAGAACGACAAACGATTAAGGGGATATTAAGATTTCGTATGCTTTGAATGAGCTTGCTGTGATCAAAATTATATTCGTCGATATCAATACAACCCCACCTACACGTATTATTCTCT